ACGAGCATTGTCAACATTAATTACATTTTTTCCACCAAATGATGACATTTGGTAAAGAGGCATTTCAACTTTTTGAGTCATTGCCCATAAATCAACTGGACCTAAATCCATAGGTTCAGCATCTTTCAGCATGTTAACCAAGTGGTATGAATCCACATGGGAACTTGCACTGTACGCGGTATCTCTGAGGAATATACCATTGTTTAAAACTGGAGTTGCCATTTTTTATTTGTTTTTAAATTGTTACTAATTAAAATCTCTTGAAGATATTTGTTCCTCTTGAGATAGTTCTTTGTTGAGTAGGTCTATTTGGTTCTCTTCTCTCCTCTTTATGTTCATTTGGAGAAGTAGTCAATTTTCTACCTTCTTCTGTTTTAAGTTGTCTTACTGTTTTTTGTATAGTTTCTTTTGCTCCTATATCTCTTACTCTATTTTTATAACCAGTAGGATCTGCAAGTAGCCATAAAGCTTCTGCAATAAGATCATGTCTTGGTTCTACAAACTGATACTTCTCTAATAAATGTCCAAGTAAGTTTGTAGGTTTGCCAGAAATTGAAGGATAACTAGGTTGCACTAATCCTGAGTAAAGTAAACTCTGTGTCTTTTTATCAAGTTTAATTCCACCTAAATCACCTGCTGCTAAAGTAGTGTATACATTATCTGTATACTGTTGAGCTGCTCTAGTTTGCTGTTCTCTCTTAGCCTCTTGTTGTGCAAGCTCTCTTGCAACAATCTTTTCTTGCATAGCATCCAATTTAGGCTTAAACTGTTGAGCTTTTTGTGGAAGCTTATCCATATCTTGCCAATCTTGAATTTCAGATTCTATTTCTTCTGGAGTTCCAAACTGAGTAGCATACAAATATTGTCTTGCAATTTCAGCTTGATCATTTTCATCTGTAGGATCTAACTGTCTCATTTCTTCTACATGAGCTAGTGTTCTAAATAATCCTTTAAGATCTTGTCCTCCATCAGCTACATATTTAGCTGCAACTTGAAGTTCTTCAGGAAGTGATTGAAAGAACTCTCTTGGAGTATCTTGTCTTGCTCTTGCTTCTCTATCATCAAAATTTGCCTCAAATAATTCTCTAAAATCTTTTGTAGTATACTCTTCTAAAGTTTTCTCATCATCAAAAGGCATTAGAGTACCTTCTTCAATCATCTTTTGTGCTAACTCATAAAGACCAGATTTATCTACTTTAGGTCTTCCTTTGTTACCAGCATCTTCTTCTTGAGAAATTAAGCCATCTAATTCTGCAATAGTTTCATCAACTTCTGCTTTCTTTTCAACTGCCTCCTTTTTTTCTTCAGGGGTAGTTGACTTGTCAAGGAACGTAGTGTCAATAGTTTCTTTTGAAAACATTGACTTTGGTTTTTCATCTTCAGGAAGCATAACATTTTCTGCTCCTGGCATCCCAAAGATCTCATCAATATTTACATCTACTAGATCTACCGTTGTAGAGTCTTGCACCTGTTCATCAGGATTTTTGTTGGTTGTTTCCATGTTGTTGGTTTTTATTTATATATCAATATACAAAATAAACTTGAAAAATTTAAAGACTCCAAAATCTTTTTTTGCACTATATAGCTAAACTACTGTTTCTTTTTATTAGAAGATTTATTGTCATACTTGTTTTTGTTGACTCTTGCTACTTCTAATTGTTTATCAGCTATCTCTCTTTGTACTTGAAGCTTCTCTCTTTCAATATTATTTTTGTCTCTATCTATCATTACTTTATCAGAATTTTTCTGAGATTGTAAATTAACTTGTTGTTGATATTGATCAGTCTTTCTGATTTCATCCATTTGATCTGAATAATCAGATTGCATGTTTTGGTTAATATCTCCCATAGATCCATATCCAGCTGCTCTAATTTCAGCAACAAGAATATCTCTTTGTCTATCTTTTTCTTTCATAGCCATAGTAGCATCAATCTTCATTTTTTCAATCTCTTGTTGTTTTTGAAGTTGTTGTTCTTGCATTTGCTGTTGTTGTTGCATTTCTTGTTGTTTCATGTCTTGCTGTTTTTGTTCTGAAGACTTAAGAACTGCATTAAGATCTGCTATAGAGTCTGATTGTACAATTTTACCAAGGTCATAAATTGATGCACCTGTAGTATTATTCTGTAAGGCCATTCCTTTAAGTTGTTCTAAAACAGCTCTATGATTTGCAGTTGTACTACAGAATATATTAAGATCTCTCATTAAAAGATCAGTACCATCTATTTCAAAATTTACTTTTTCATCAGCTCCTGTAATATAACTTAATCTTGTTGAGGGTTTAGTTGAGTGATAATATTGTGCTAAGTCTGTTCTCATCTGATGAACTCTAGGCATTAGATAATCACAATGCTGAATAAAAAATATTTCTGTTTGTGCATAAGAAGCAGCAACAGCTTGTTCAACACCTGTAGCAGTTTGTTGAGATAATTGTTGTCCCATCCTTTGAGGATTAACTCCAATTACTTCATATGCCTGAGACTTAAAGTAATTAGCAAGTTGTATTCTTGACATCAATCTTTGAGTTTGATCAAGATCAAGTTTTTGAAAATGCTGGAAGTTTAATGCATTCTCAGTGTTTGTAATAGAAGTATCCAATGGTAACATCTGGAAGTTCTTCATTGCAACATAGGCTTTAGCCAAGTTACCTTTCCCCCAGTCTTCCCCTAATGAGTGTTTAGGTAATGCATTTTGATCAAGTAAGATTACAGTACCAAGTTCATCTACTAGTATATCAGCTATCTGATTATTAACTATGTTATACCCAATCTGGTATGGTTTCATTAAGTCAAGTAATGCAGTTGATTTAGTATTTCTATCAGAGAATACAGAACCTTCTACTGGAAGTTTACATCCATACAAACTCTGGTCTCCTTTAAATTGAAATTTAAGAGGGCCTACCTTACTTTTATCAACTCCAATGTATAGTGGTGTAAAGCCTCCTGGATTATTCATACCCCAGTAGGATGGAACATTTGGACCAATTTTAATACCACCCCAAACTTCATTAATCCATATCCAGTCAATATGCTCTCCAAAAATTAAATTATCCTTTGTTTTATTTTTAAAGAGTCTATCATCATAAATTGGCTTATCCGTTATTTTATAGTCTTCTGTAATTATTTCATTTGCTACCTCACCTGTTTCAGATATTTTAGTTAAATGCCCCACTTTTCTTTGAGACTTCCAATAACCAGTTGTACATCTTATTAAATCAGAACCTCCATCATCATAATATTCCTCTCCTTCAGAAAGTATTTGAGCAATGATATCTCCTCCATCTAACACATTACCATTCATAGCAGATGTATATTGACGGTATCCTAAAGAAGGTGACTCAACATTCCAATCATGAGATTTAGTTGCATCATATAATGAACCATCATTCTGAAGACCACCAATATTATATGCAGCAGATCTTATAGGATAAATTGCTTCTAAAGCTTCTAACTGTTCATTAGTCATTATATAACCATACTTGTCAATAGCATCAGCTACTGTCATCATATCAGTTTTACCTACCCAATTTGATTGAGATATATATCTTGCATCAGGAGACTTATGATAAAAAGTTACTACTGGATTCCATAGTTCTACTTCATAGTCATCTTCCATCATACGGAAATGCCAGAATTCTCTATCTGTAATAAGCATATCACGGAATCCTCTTTCTTCTAATTCATCTATTCTAAATCTCTCAACATCAACTTTATGTTGGTGAGTTGCCCATTGTTCAATCATAGATCTGTAATCCTTCTTAAAGAAAGATTCTATCTCTGGTAATGATTTTAATTTTTCTGGATCCATTTCTTGTTGAAACTCTTCAGATTCAGGATCCATACCTTGTTCAATAAGAGCTCCTTCAATCTTCATTCTAGCATCTGCCAAAAGTACTTCTTCAACAGCTACTCTTTTTTGTTCTAACATTTCATTAAATGAAAAGTCATCTACTGCTCTATAAGTAAGCTTAGTAGATCTCTTAGCAAATTCAGCTACCAGAACATTGATAACATTTGGAATAATTGGATAGAACTTTAATTCTAATGCAGACTGATCTTCTTTTGTAAGTACTTCTACAATATCTCTATACTCATTATTCTCTTCAATTATATAATCTGATTTATCAATAATACCTTTTGCAAGTTTATAATTCTTCATCAGCCTTCTAGCATTTCTACGGATTTGTTTTAATCCTTGCCATTCTAACCAATCAAGGTTCCAAGCTGCCCATTCTTCATTCTTATCTGTTTTAGATAAGAACTGAATAGGTTGGGTAATACTACCCATTTTATTTGTTTCAACTTTAGCTCCTTTTTTTAATTGTAATGCGTTATATATTTGCATAATAGTTTATTTAAAATTCTTAAATGGTGACTTTTTAAAAGACTTACCATTAACAATTGGTGTACTTCTTCCCATATTACGGAAAGGGCTGCTATTTAATTTATATAAATTTTCTGACTTTTGCAAGTTTTTTGATGCTTCATCCATAATTGTTTTTTTTAAATACCCTCTATTTGACTCTTGTATCTTCATAAAAGCCACTAAAGCTGCAAAAGATACTAGCCTATCCACATTGACTCCAAAGGCATATTCTCTCATTTCTTTGATTAACATGGGATCTGGAATCCTCTCTATACCATAGGTTGTTCTAACAACTGTGCCATCTGTTTTTAATTCCTGATCTAATTCTTCTTTAGTAAACTCTATAGCATAACTTAAAAGATGAGCTTTAAAAAGGGTGCCTGTATTTTTCCAACCATATTCTTGGAATACATTATTATTAGAACCTAAATCTTTTAAGAACATAATTTGATTTTTAGGTACTAGATATCTTTGTTTTCTTCTTTGAATCATATACTGAATAAACAATGATATGTTATTCTCCACTAGTGCCCAAGCATTATACCACTCAATAATAAGTTCAAGTTGATGATGTGTTTTATTTATATCATCATATCTACCACACCAAGCAGCTACTATTTTACCTTGTTCAATATATGTTTCTGTTTCTCCCCTTACAATATTTGTAACTTCAACAGGAGCTTTCATTACATATATA